TTGCAATCGCTAAAAAACTAGGTGTGCCTTTAGAAGAATATGCTAAATACGTGAAGGAGTAGCAACATGGAAAAGAAAACAAGAACCTCACGCTCATCTCAAACTAGAGAGAAAACTGCCAAGAGGCAGCCATGGCGACCACCATCTAGGTTAGACGCGCCATCTCCACCAGCTGGATTTAAATATCGTTGGATCCGAGCTGAGATTATGGGCCAAGACGACAAGAAAAACGTAGCCGCTCGAATGAGAGAAGGCTATGAACCAGTTAGACTGGAAGAGCTTGGAGATTTTGAAGCTCCTACTGTGGAAGATGGAACAATGAAAGGCGTTGTGACTGTAGGTGGATTACTGCTAGCCAAGATACCTGAAGAAATTGTTGAGGAAAGAAAAGCTTATTTTGCTCAACAAACAAGAGATCAACAGGAGGCTGTTGATAACAATCTTCTAAGGGAGCAGCACCCTAGTATGCCTATTGATAATCCAAATAGGCAATCAAGAGTAAGCTTTGGCGGTGCAAAGAAATCCGATTAGATTTCACACCACTACAAACATCAGTCAAAGATTTGGATTAATAATTAATAATTTATTAGTCTAAGGAGGACTATAATTATGGCAAATAAAGACGCACCTTTTGGGTTTAGACCTACAAGGCACTTAACAGGTGGAGAGGTTCGTACTAACGAATATGCGATCGCGGCTAACTTTGGCACTTCTATTTACACTAACCAACCAGTGGTCGGTGTGACAGCAGGTGGCATTCAGCACGCAATTGATACTTCAACAGGTACAGTTGGACTAATCCTTGGCACCTTTGGTGGTTGTTTCTATACAGATCCAACTTCCTCTAAGCCAACATACAGTGCGCATTATCCAGCAAGCACAAACGCTTCTGATATTGTTGCATATGTATATGACGATCCAATGATCGTCTTTGAAGCTCAACACGACGGAACTGGCACAGCAGCTATGAATTTCGGCGGATTTGATTATGTAGGCTTGTCTGGAGACGACACAAGCGGACTATCAAAAGCTGAACTTGATACCTCAACTGTGACAACTTCTGGAAACTTCCAACAATTAGGAATTTCCAAAGATCCAGAAAATAGCGACACATCTGCTGCAAACGCAAATGCATATGTAATCGTTAATGGTACTGAGCATCAACTCAACTCAGCAACAACTTTAGGTTAATAGGAGGATTTAAACTATGGCTATTAATAGATCACAACTTGCTAAAGAGTTGGAACCTGGTTTGAATGCACTATTCGGACTAGAGTACGCACAATACGAGAACCAACATGCGGAGATTTTCGACACAGAAACTTCTGACAGAGCTTTTGAAGAAGAAGTAATGTTATCTGGTTTCGGAGCTGCATCAGTTAAGCCTGAAGGAACAGGTGTTAACTTTGACAACTCAAGAGAATCTTTCACAGCACGTTACTCTCATGAAACTGTAGCTTTGGCTTTCCAGATTACTGAAGAAGCTGTAGAGGACAACCTTTACGACAAAATCAGTACTCGTTACACGAAAGCTCTAGCACGTTCTATGGCACATACCAAACAAGTGAAAGCTGCGAATGTTTTGAACAACGGATTTGATTCAAACTTCACAGGCGGTGACGGCGTAGAGTTATTCTCTTCTGCTCACCCTACCACTTCTGGTAACCAAAGAAACGAGCTGGCTACTGCTTCAGACCTTAACGAGACATCTTTGGAACAAGCGATTATCGACATTCACGCTTTCCTAGATGACAGAGGTTTGAAAGTTGCTGCAAAACCAAGAAAGTTGATTATCCCTTCAGCTCTACAATTTACAGCTGAAAGACTACTAGCGTCTGGAAACAGAACAGCTACTGCGGATAACGACATCAATGCAGTAAGAAGCATGGGAATGATGCCTGAAGGTTATACAGTTAATAACTACTTAACTGATACAGATGCATTCTTCATTAAGACGGATGTTCCTAACGGCATGAAACACTTTCAAAGAGCTCCTGTGGCTACGTCCATGGAAGGTGACTTTGAAACTGGTAACGTTAAATACAAAGCTAGGGAAAGATATAGCTTCGGCTTTTCTGACTGGCGTGGTATTTTTGGTACTGAAGGTGCTTAATTCTTAAGCAAAGACACTTTAAGGAGGGCGGCTTCGGCCGCCCTTTTTATTTGCAAACCCCTATTTAAAAGCGTATATTGTAGGCACTACACATTTTTAAAACAGTTAACGTGGACTCGTGTAGTAGACAAAGTCTCGGACTGCGTTAACAGAAACGGAGACACATATGGCTAGTTCAACTTTTTCAGGTCCGTTGAGATCTGAAAGCACAGTTAAAACTGTTAGTAAGAATTCCTCTACAGGAGTGATTACTGAAATTATAACTATGGGTGACGCACCTACAGCATTAGGTGATGAAGATAAAACTCTTGATGCCGCAACACACAGCGGTAGAACACTTGTAGTTCCTGCACTATCAGCTAATAGAACAATAACTTTACCAGCACCAGTCGCTGGTCAAACTTATAAACTAATCTATGGCGGCGCTGCAGAGGAAGCAGAAAACCTAATTATCGTAACACCTGGAAACAGTAATTTCTTCCTAGGTGGTATCGTACACTTAGATTCTAATGCAGATAACGCATCTGTTTACTCTGATGGAAACTCTAACTCAAAGTTAACTCTTACAGACTTCGGTGTGTTTGAGATTAACATAGTGGCTAAAGATAGTACTAATTACTATATTTGGGGTTACCAAGAAGGTGCAGATGCACCTGCATTCGCAGACCAATAATAACTAATGTGGGCCTTCGGGCCCACACGTTCTTGATTAAGGAGGGAACATGGCAGACACAGTAACGGGACCAACAATCCTACAACAAAACGACAAACGAGTTACAATTAAAATAGTTGTACAATCTGATGGAACAGGTGGCACAACTGTATTTGGTGATGTATCAGCTCTTGCAGCTGATGAACATGGTAATTCTGTTAGCACTTTATCTCTACAAAGAATATGGTGGTCGTGTGCGAACGGCGATGGCGGCGACGCTTTTGCTCGTTTAGATTATGAAGATTCAGATGGAGATATTCCGATCATAACTTTAATTGATTCT